TTAAAACTTACGTCGTTGGTGGTATTACCCTGCACAAAACGCAGTCGAAAGTTGACCGTATCGGTATCTGTTACGCCTCCAACTTTTAGGATTTTTTTGAGTGCCGTTGCTGCGTCATTGCGGCCGGTGGCGTCGCTGTAATACAGAAGAGTTGCACTGCCGCTAAATTCTTGGACGCCTGGTGCATAGGTGCGCTGCGAGTCACCAAGACTCGTAGTCTCAAGCGCTTCAAGATTGCCGGTTAGATTCCAGCTGGTGACTTTGATTTGTTCGGAGCCGTCGATCAGCAGGCGGCCGTCGCGTCCGGTATATGCTTTCAGCATTAGATCACAGCCACCAAACTTACTGTAACGCTACTGCGCCCAGGCCTTACTGCCTGTATCACAGGAGCAGAGTCGTAGCGCCAGCGAGCAGATGGTGGAGCATCAATCGTGGCTGCTGATCCAGTCCAGCCAGCCCGCACATCGCTAGGCAAAGTAAACGTACGGAAGGTGCCAAGTTGCGCCTCGTAGTCAGCAGTAAACAGCTGAGCGTTGGCATCCGTGATGTTGTCGTAACTCAGGCTGAGTGTCGCGTTGGTGCGGCGGTTGCCGTACAGGATGCGGATCTCGGCTCCTGACTGAGCGTTATACCGTTTGATCGGCCAATCGCCAGGATTGAATTCGCGGCCGGTCGGTTTTAAGGTCGGGAACGCCATCACTCGGTGTACGTAAAGTTGCCGGGAGTCAGCACGTCCTTTGCAACAATGCTAGCTCCAGAGGAATCGACGGGTACTTGGATCGCCGATACGTTGATGAGGCCATCTTCATCCAAAGTCAACTGTTCGACTTGGTAAATGCTGCTGTTGTTTTGCTGGCTCATCAGCGTGAACAGTGTCCCACGCAGGGCAGGATCGCTAACGGTGTTATTTGAAATTGTTAGAGAGCGTTCAAATGTTTCCTGTGTTGTGGGGTTGTAGACCATCGCGTTATACGTTCCATTCGGTAGGGGGTTGATCGTTACCAAGGATCCAGCGTCGGTGATTACGCCGTTTGTGTTGGCGTTGAACGTTGTGGCTGTGGTCATCACGCGGATGTATGAGCCGGGTTGGATGCTGAGTGCGTCCGGCACTGTTTTGAAGGTCACGGTTTGAGTGACTCGGCGGCGGATGCTCAACAGGAAGCGGGCAGTCCGCAAAGCCTGTTCGCGGTTGGTGCAGAAGTCGGTCAGATCGAAAACCTGCTGAGTTGGCGGGCGGTCGTTGCTGACTACATCGGCCCAGTCGACAATCACCGAAGCTTGGGTGGGCAGATCGTTTTCAACTGTTTGACGCCAGGTGACTAGAGCGCGGAAGTTTGTCCGCTGGGCAATATCGATGTACTGGAGCTGCAGCGAATCTTCGATGATGTTGCCCGAGGTGAAGATCTGTTCGACTGGAACTGGGCCTGTGCTGATTCTGAAGTTGCTGTCGTAGGGCAGCGCTGGAATCAGGCCGAAACGACCGTTTTTAATTGTGAAGTTGCAGAGTTGTAGTGGCGCTAGGTTGAAAATGAACGAGCGCAGGGCTTCGCTGTCTTCGATCACGCCGTCGTAGAAGATCTTGTTTGCTCGCAGGAAGCGAGCGGTAATCTGCAGCGACTGAATATCGATCAGTTCTTCCGGGACAATGTTACCTACACCTTGTGACTGATCCAGCAGCAGGTAGTACAACAAGTCGGCAAACAAGTTGCTTGGGCCAGCGCCGCTATCGATTAGGCGTGGAACATTGATGCCGCTAGGCAGCCAAGCGCGGATTTGACCAACGCTGCCGATTTGGCCGCTGGATTTAACAGCGATGGCCAGTGTAGAAAGATCGGTGTAGTTCGCTGGTGTTTGGTTGGCGATGTATTCGTTGATGTAAACGACTTCATGCTCTGGCCCCGACTCGTTGGACTTGGTTAGTTCTTGATAGAAGCTGACATCAGCTAGTTGGGATTGCTGCTCAAAAATCCGTGCTGCCCGAGATACGCCATCCGGTGACGTAGGTGTATTAGGCGTTGGGCTGCCGGTGCTAGTTGTGGTTGAAACGCTAGAGACACGGAAGTTAAACGTTACACTTGAAACCGAGCTTGTCTTAAATACGTTTACAGCAGACAACGCTCTTGTAAAGTCAAAGGTACTATTTAGCGGCCAATCACCTGTAAAAGACTGTACTGAATAGACTATATCTCTCCAGACTTTTGTGCCACCAGTAAGCGCCACGTAAGCGGAGCTTAGGTTTATGTTAGGAGTGCCGTTAGCAAGGTTTGCCGTTGCGCGTATGGTGATCGTTCTAGTTGCTTGAGTGACAGTAAATGTTGCAACTTTAACTGTGCCGACTACTGCTGTTCTTGGATCACCAAAAAGCTCAAAATAAACTGCATTATCGGGAAACCTGAATTCAGCTGTACTCGCTGGGCCGCCAAGAAATACGACGGCTGTAGGGTTATTTGTGGTTGTAGTTGTGCCTGGAGTTACAGGTGTTCCGCCCGTAAAGGCGGTGCTCGCATTGGTAGTTAGTTCTTTATTTTTTGTGAGTTCACCAACTGAGATCAGCTTGCCTTTGGTGCTAATACGGAATGCGCCGTAAGCGGTCGAATAGTCCTGACCAAAGTTTGTATCGCCCAGGATTCCTTCGGCATCTAACTGGAGAACCAGCTGGCTTTGGACTGCGCTCTGACTGCTGTCGTCGCTGGTAGGCGGATTGACTTGGGCGCCAGGTGACGGAACAATTCGATACTCGTAGTAATCAGTGACACGCGGGCGAATCCTGATCAAGTTAAATTGATCGATTGGAGCACTTCCGGTAACGCAGAAAAAGATGGGGATTCGCACCCATGCAAGTTCTCCTTGCCCAAACTTTTGGACTGGACGTACCAGGATTGAGAAGAATGAACTACGTGCGAGATAGCGATCAAGTCGTGGAGTTGTAAGTGCAATATTTTTTTGATCCAGTCTCAGCAACTTGGCCGGAGTCACAAGAGCGTTGAAATTTGTCAAGCCGCTAGCGCGATTCCAGACTTGGCTCTTAATGCCGATTTCGATAACTTCCGTGTCTCTGCGAACAGGTCGAATAGCCGCTTCGCTGTAACGGCATAGGGGATAGAAGCCTGTACCGATATTGGTATTGGGGTCAAAATCACGGCCGTCGTAACCGGCTAGTGGCTCAGTAATGGCGCGTGTGCCAGCAGCTCCAATCTGGCCTGTACCGATAACTTCTGTGCAACGAAGATTTACGTCGACTTGGCTATTGGGAATGCTGCCCGTGCGGCTTTCTACAACCCAAACAGTTCCACCGATAATCCAACGAGATCCAACGGTCAAAATATCGTCTGCTCGTGTGCGCCAGGCATCAGCAGAAGATTCAAGATCGGTGAGGTTTACTTCTGTATCTTTAAAATCAGATGCTGCAAAAGCATCCCAGTTATTGGGATTGATTGTAAATACTGCTGTAGCTCCGACGGTTACGTTTACAAACGTACGCACTGAATACGGCTGTCCATTAATTCTCGTGATGCCCATCCGCTTGGAATACTGCCGTCCCACGCCGGGCTGGCCTACTGCTGCAATCGACTCGGGGGACTGATTATCAAAGAGAGTTAGCACATCAGCTTTTGCGCCAGCAATCTTTCTGCGTCGCGCTTTAATTTCAGCGCGTTGTTCTTGGTTTTCAGAGCCAAGCGTCGAAGCTTCAGGAGCACTAACAATCTCCCAGTTAAACCGGAACGCTGTGCCGTTTTGTATTGGCGAGAAAGTACCGAACTGCGACTGGTTTTGCGGGTTGTAGGCAAAAGAAAAACCGCTGCTGAATTGACCGTCAGCTGTAGGCGAGGTGAAAACTTGGCGGCCTAGCGTGGCGCTAGATGAGCCAGCAATAATTGCACTCGGCCTGTTGCTTCCTGCTTTTGAAGACCAGTACAAGGCATATTCGTTGTTATCAAGAATTGATAGGGCAGTGGTGCCAACACGAATGCCGCCGAGTTCTGGAGTTGTCAGCCCAAACTGTCCGGCAACATAAATGCCTTCGTAAGATTGGAACGAGCCGTTGGCGAATAAGCGGCTCCAGACAAGAGCGGGGGCAATGATGATGCCGCCAGTGCTCAAACTATCAGCGCCTACATCCCGCTTGCCGAAAGGAATAGGAATGGGCTGATTGTATTCAGCGAGGCTGCTGACGTTATCGAAGCTAGTAGTTTGATTGAAACGCGTGGGGCCGATCTGATCGGAGAGTTGACGGCTACGGATTCGCGGCTGATTTTCGAGCGTTGGTACTTTTGGTGCCAGCAAAATGCTGACTGCTGTACTGGCAAGGCCAATAACAAGGCTGACAACTGCGATAATTGTGCTTGGCTCGTTATTGATATCGGGTACATGGTCATATTCAGCAGGGCGGACACGAGCCCGTAGCTGAGCGTGGCGTATGAATTTGCGGTATTCCTCTTCTGTGCAGCCGAGTGTTTCGATTAACGCGATTTCAAACGGTAACAGCGGCGGATCGAAAGGACGGACGCCGGTTTCCAATCCACGCTTTTGGTCAGGTTGTTGATGTACAGAATTCCCGTCTGCCATGTCACCCCAAAAGCCAGCGGAGCCGCTGTCAAGATTGCAATGTCCCCATCGTAGATGGGCTCGTCAATCACAGTGCAAAACCTTCGCAGGTCTTGAAGCACCTGCCGGGGCGTCATCTCGTACCAGCTGGGATTGAACGGCGGCGGGTTCATGCCCATGTCGTTTAGGGCGTCGATCACCAGTCGGATGCAGTCGTTGCCGCCATATTCGTAGGGCCTGCCGATCAGGTGGTTACACACGAATCTGCGCTGTAAATGGAATGTTGCCCACCAAGCTGCGGGATAAACGGCGGGCCGGTACGTTTGCCTGCACTGAATCCAGCACAGAGTTAAGGCTGATCTGCAAGGTCGTTTCGTCCCAGCCACCGCTGGCGCAGCTGCCGAAATACTGGTACAAATTCCGCTGGACAGCGCCGGTGCTGGGCTCCCACAAAATCGTGGTGACCTTGGCGACCCAGAGGTTTTCCAGCGCTTGTGTTGCCCAGGCGCGGGTCATGTCTGTATTAGGCAGCTGCAGCGTCGCGTCTAGGTTGTCGCCCTGCAGCGTTGCGACTGCTCCACCGAAGCCGAAGCCGAGGAACATGTAGCCACTCACGTTTTGGGCGATGGCGTAGTTCTGGAAGCGGAAGCGGGCGGCCTGCCCGGAAGGGCCAACGTCTAATAGGTGGCCGTAGGCAAATTCCATAAATCAACCTAATCCGATGCGACGGCGATTGGCTGGGCTATTACTAAGCGTACGCAGAGCGCGGCGTTCGCCTTGCACAGCACCTTGCTGCGCCGCTTGCGCCAGGCCACGCTGGAACTGATCGGTGGTCACGTAGTCCACGTTGTTGATGCGTTCCACGCTGTAGCGGACATCGATGGGCTCCATTGTGGCGACACCATTGCCAAAGCCCGAGCCACCTTGTTCGCCACTGCTTGGAATTACAGATGCTCCACGATTGCCGGCTGCATAACGCCCCATGGCGGTTCGCATTTTGCTGGCAGGAATGATGTACTCAGGCTCTCCACCTTCACCAACCATTCCCATCGTTGGACTTGTTACTAGCCCACCCTCGGCGAAAGCCTTAAACCCACCTGTCCAATAGGCGCCTTCAGCAGCAAAGGCACCGGGGAAAGCAGCGCGCAAACCAAGATTGACGCCAAAACGCAATAGCTGTTGTCCAATGTCTTTGAGGATCCCAGACGCGATTTCCTTAAGGGCATCGCCAAGATTTTTTGTTCCCGTGATCAAACCTTCAATGCCAGCACTCAAAGCATTAACAATTCCATCTTCAATTGTGTCAACAATGCCGCGATACAAAGCCTGGAGTCTTTCGGCTTGGTCAATAGCATTTTGCGCTTTCTTTTCTCGCTCCTGTCTTTTGCTTGCCTCTTCTTCTGTTTCTTTTTTTGATTTATCAACTTGACCTTGCTGTAGTTGCAAGATCTCTCTGATTTTATTGATTTGATCTTGCAGTGCTTTCGCTACTTCACTTTCGGCATTCAATTTGGCTTTGGCAGCTTCAAGTTCGGCAAGTCGCAAGGTCAAAAGTTCTGATTGCTTTTCCGCTGCAAGCTCAAGTTGCGCAAACTCTTCCGCTAGCTGAGGATTGATGCCATCAGTTAAGAGTTTTTGGTATCTATTTTCAATTGCTAAACGCTCCGCAGAAGCTTTGGTTAACTCATCAAGTGGCTGGGTTAACTGATCGATTTCTTGTGCCAGTGCCTTTTGTAACTCAAGGCCATTTGTCTGTAATGCATTCTTTTGCGCTAACTGCAAATTGAGTGTTTCTTCGGCGCTTTTTGACTCTTGTAATCTGCCGTTGAATTCGCGCTGAATGTCGTTTTGCTTGACGATTGCGGAAGTAATCTGCTGCTGAAGTGGATTGGCTGTTTCGGCAATCTGCAACCTTCCTTTTTCAATCGCAAGCGTTTCCGCTGCCGCCGCTTTTTGCTTTGCAATTTCCTCTGTCAAGCGCTTTGCTTCACGTGCCGCTTTTTCTGCCGCTCGCTCGGCGTCTGTTTTTCCTTTCTTCTTTGAACTTTCTTCACCTCCGGGCAAGCCTGCCTGAGGCGTTGCGGCGGGAGGCAGTAATCCAGTGGATTCAACCCTGGTTGGCAAGGCCAAAATTGCTTCGGCCCTGCGTGCGCGTTCTTGCAGCAGAGGTCGACGCGCTCCGGCTTGAGCAGTAGTAGGAACGCCAGCCAATGGTGCCAAAGGCCCAAGCAGGGTTTGCTTAGCAATAACCCCGCCGCTTCTCAATCTTTGCTGCTCTTTTCTGATAGCTTCCAGCGATTTTGTAGCGGTAGCCTTTTGTTCCGCAGTTGCACTTCCGCCAAAAATTGCAGCAGCGCCTCCCGCAGCTCTTTCGCCACGAAGCCGGCGCACTTCTGCGGCCGCTGTCAATGCTTCTTGTAAGCCAGTGACAATTAAATTGATGCCAACCGTAATGACGCCAATAGACGCAAGGTTCGCGAGCACAGCACGAAGACCTGCAAGGACAGGTGTTGTTGTTGCCGCTGCGGCTTGAAGCGTTTTTGTGTTGGCGGCATACAAAGCAAAAGCGCTTGAACTTGCAGTTGCCGCAGTGCCAGTGGCTGCCGTAGTTGTCGCGAAACTTGTAAGTGTCGCTACGACCGCTGCACGAAGAGCAATGATTGCCTGAATTGCCTTTTGCAATAAAAGTATTTGAACAACAACTTTCGCTACGGCAGTTGCTGCGGTGATAACAGGCTGAGGAATTGCTTTTATGGCATCAGCAAATCCATTAACAAGTTTGGTTACACTTGAAAGCGCGTCCGCTACAGCGGGCCCAAAGGCCTGACCTAGTGCTTCGCTTAAATTTTTGAAGGCTGTATCTAGCGCCTTAATTTGATTTTCTAAGCTGCCCTTTAACTTATCAAAATCACTTTGTGTTTTACCTGTAGCATCCCCAAGTGCTTCCAAAATTGTCTGATAATCTTTGCCAGCTTTTGAATTAGCTGCAAGCACGCCACGAAGGGCTTCCTGTGAGCCAAGCAGCCTTGCAACCGTTTCCTTGTTGGCATCTTGTTTTTTGGATAACTCCTCAAGTAACCCAGTAAATCCTTTTGCCTCTAATCCTCCAATATTCCACTGAATACCAAGCGCAGCCGCTGCCTCTGTGCTTTCCTTGGTCGGCTGCAGCAAGGTATTGAATGCCGCGCCAAGACCAGTAAAAGCGATCTCAGCAGTTGCGCCGTTTTTAGTTGCGGCCGCAATAAATGCGTTTACCTCGTCAAGGCTTACGCCGGCAATAGCAGCAATTGAAATAACGCGGCCAAGCTGGCTGGTGTAATCCGACCATTCTTGGTTTCCAAGTTCAATGGCCTTTGAAATACTGTCGGTTACTTTGCTTGCTTGCGTGCCAGCCAACCCGTAGGCGTTAAGTGTTTTTACTAAAACTTCGGTCACAGCTTGGGTATCGGCTAGCCCACCAGTAGCCGCCTTGGTTGAAGCTCTAAGAATTTCAATGTTGCCAGCTGTATCACTAAAACCAGCCGAAGCCGCTTGGTAAGATGCGGCCGCCAATTCCGCCTTACTGGCAACACCACCTAGCTCTTTGCTTAGGGATGACAGCGCTGGGCTAATTCGGCCAACGTCAACTCCGACGGTGCCTAGACGCCTCAGATTTGTGTCTAATTCTTTTACATCCTGGATGACCCTTCCAATAGCAAAACCCGCGCCAAATGCCGCCGCTGCAGAAGTCAGCGCGTTAAAAGCCTGCTCAGTAGCTTTGGCCCCAACTTGAACTTCACGTAGCTTTTGGGTTGCGCCACGGCTATCAACATTGATGGCAACGTTAGCTACAACAGACACGGCACAACCCTGTTCTTACAAGCAGTCTACCGACGCTGCTTTGACCGCCGCTCCTGCTCTTCGTTTTGCAGCTCAAAATAGCTAGACCACAACAGCAGTTCCTCCAAGGTCACTTCTTTGGCAAGGCGAGACAATGTATATCCCAGCTCTTTAGCGACCCCGAGCTGCAGCAGCAATAGGTTGTCTTTTTTGAGCTCAGCCTTTACGGCTTTTCATGTCCAACTCTTGACCTTCCTCAGGATTGGTAATTATGGCCAGCATCAGAGCCTGCAGATCGGCATCCATCACTTCGTTCTTCAGCTCAGCAATTTCACCCGTCTGAAACAAGCGCTGACCGGCATCGTCAACTGCCTTGGTGACCAGCAAGTTCAACGCAAAGCCATTTGGGTCATCGCCTCCTGGCATCTTCTGCGCCCGCTCACGCTCGGACATGGTCAACGGTGCTGCGTAAAACTCAAAGATCTCGCCGTTAGCCAAAGTAACCACACGCTTGATGGGCGTCAGGTTGGCTGCTTTTTTCAGGCGGGCAAGAGCTGACGATGCAGGCGCGGGCATAAAAACTAGATGATTGTTGTCACTTTAGGCATAAAAAAGCCCCTGGCGCAACCCAGAGGCCCGATCAACGCAACTAAGCGATCGTATCAAGCGGTAGTGCTGAAATCGAAAGTAGGAGTTGCGGTAGGACGGAAGGTAATCTCTACCTGTTGAGCGTCGTCAGGGTTGACGTTCTGAGTAGCGCTGATGATCACGGCATCGAGGGCAATGCTGCGGCTCAGGGCTTCAGAGCTCTGCTTGTCGGTATACAGCTTGAAGCCGCAACCAACCTGCTGACGCTGCACCACATCTTCAACCATACGGTTGGACAGGGCGCTGTCTTCGTTGGTCACGTAGATGGTGGCGGTGCCAGTGCCATCAGCGAATCCGGGGATGTAAGCACGGAAGGGTGCATACTGGCCAGCGGTTTGACCAATGGTGGTCACGTCAATCTCGGCTCGGCTGATTTCAAAAGACCAGCTTTGAACCTGACCGACCGCAGCGAAGTCAGCGTAGAAGACCTCGAACTCGTTGGGAGCTGCAGCGGTGCCATCGTCAGTGATGTTGACGGCAGAGCCACCAGCCGTAGCAGACACCTGAAGTGCGCCAGAGCTAGCGGTGTAGGCAATCACGTAATACGTGGTATCAGCCGAGAGACCAGCGGGCAGGGTGCCTGTACCAGATCCACCGGTTTGGCTATTAACCAGACGGAATTTAACGGGATCGCCAACCTTGAAATTCAGGTAGGGCTCGGTAGTAATGGTTTCAGTAGAAACGTTGACCCCAGACTCACCGAATGTACCGGTGGTTCCAGCGGGCTTGTAGTAAAGGGCGCCGGACGTACCGGACAAAACAGTGACAGCCATTTTTGTAAACGGTATTGGCTGATCAGATTCTAGCTTTGCTCGTAAGCCTCAAAAGTTATCACCACTTGCATCTGCGAGAACCCTTCTGGCGACGAGGGCTCAATGACTCGCGGACCATTTGCGGCGTCAAACTTTATATTTTCTAGCTGCAAACGTGAAAACAGGGTGATGCAACGCTGGGAGATTGTCAGACCAGCTCCGGGGCCACCACCACGCGGCGTAAAGATGTTGAATACCAGTGTTCCATTGCGCCGATCAAAGCCAGCGCCAGTGCCACGCGTAGACGTGGTAAGCATCGTCATATAAGCAGAATCGCCCCAGATGATGCTGGTTTGCACCCAGCTCGCATTGTTGGGTGGCGTAAAGGGTACGTTTTGATAGGAAACCTGCAGCGCAGGCGAAGCGGCAAACTCCGTCGCAATACGGTTTTCGATGTAGGCGCGGACGGTGTTAAGGCTCACGATGATCGACCAATACGGTCCGCTTCGGCGTTGACGTAAGTCTGAATGTCTTTGGCGATTGAATCAACCCAGCCATCAGGTGCTTGCTTGCTGCGGCCACGGGCCAGTGGTTCAGCGTAAATCAGGTTGTTATGGATGCTGTAGACATTGCCAATTTTTTCGTTGCCCAGCTGATAATTGACGGCGTTTGGCGGCAGATTGCCTTCGTATTCACCTTCTGGTTGCCCCTTGAAAGGTGCGGCATTTTCGCCTATTGCCCAGCTTGCACGGAAACGGCCAGTGTCCACCGGACTTGCCAGCTTTAATCTTCTGTCGGCAGTAAGCACTGCGGCTTTAACCAAAAGGTTGAACTGCCGTTCTGCATACTCTCCAATGTCGCCAATATCAATGGTTTTTGCCATATCACTCCCTTAGGAAGATTTCAAACACAATAGGCGTATTATCCTGCTCAATCTTTCGCACCTCAACCACCTGCGTGATCCGGTTTGATACGGTCACCTGATCTGAAATGGCCGGTTCGTAGGCAAGATCAGCGGCGGCGATAGTCAGCTTTTTATCAGTGCTCTTAATCAGATCGTTGATCTCCCGTTCGTTCACATCCTCCAACAGGCCACGTATCACCGATTCAGACGCAGTGGGTGTCGCAACGCCCGTGGTTGGGTTGTAAGCGCCAGTCGTAACACGCCTGATGGTGACAAGACCACCGAACCTCAGCATCAGCTTGCTGGCCGTCTTGCGAAGTGAAGTAGCAAGTGCCATTTATTAAGCCACCTGCACTGCAGTCAGGATAATGCCAGGGATAGATGGATGCGCCGGCCCTGATGGCGACGATGGCAGTGATTGGATACTAGCGGCAACGTTAGTGGTTGACCAGATCAATTCCAAGTAATCGTTGGCGGCAAGTTTTAGGACGTAATTTACGCAGCCAATAACGTGACCATCGACGCCACCATGACTGGAGATAATACTGAACTTGCTGTCACTAGCCGGCACGTCACCAGCGCTGCCTTCATTGTTCTTACGCAGCCAGATATTGATATCGTGAATCGAGTTGCTTGTGTTCACAAACTGGACAGAGTAAGTGACGCTGTAAACGCCTGCCCTAGAAAAGGTGACTCGTGAGCCAGAGACAATGCTTATCCCACGGCTATCAGCATCCGTTGAATTAATGCCAATCGAATAGGCAGTGTTAGCAGCCGCTGCAATCTGCTGAGTCGTGTCATAAAACGACCCCCACAACATTTGGTTGCGGACTGTATCAAGACCACTTGTGAACGGATTGAGCTTAAAGGCCATTGCTCAGCTCCTCGTGACGGTCATCAAATTGTTGTTACCGTCGTAAGTCATTGTCAACGTGGCAACGGTTTTACCGCTCGCGCCACCACGCTTATAGGTCGCAGTCAACAAATTATTGGCGCCGTCGTAAGTATTCACAATGTAGTCATGCGTAGGAATCTCAAGCCCCTCGCGTGCTACCGCATCACCACCACCTAGGAGAACGTAAGACATCAGATTTTGTAGGCAACAACCTTGCCTGAGGCCAGCGTCACGCTGGTAAATACACCTTCAATGCTGTCGCCCGCGTCCAACGGAACAGACGTAAAAGCGTTTCCACTGGCATTTTGCACAGTCGCGGCACTGATCACGGCATTAGCCAAAGCGTACAGCTTGTAAAAGCGGCCAGTGTGGGCGGCAGTGTCGCTGATGTACTCAAAGCCAATGTTGTAGGAGTCGTTGTCAGCCATCATCAACTCCGTTTGATTGCAAAGTTACCCGGTCCGCTAATTCTAAGCCCAGTCAGATACCGCTCAAAAATCGGCGGAACACGATCAGCGCCCGTGGCCATACTGCTGGCGCCTGCAGATTCAATGCGCAACGTACCGATCTGAACAGATCGATAATCCTCAATGCCGCTCAGGCTCAGGCCGTCTTTGTTGTTGTTCAGGTAAACGGCTAGGACAACCTGCGCCTTTTTGACCTGATCTGGGATTTCAGTATCGGTGAAATAGTCGGTTGTGATCCGAAACGGAAAACCAACAGCGTAGGTATTGATGTACGTATCAGGCTTGCGAACGCCGGTACGTGGCCATTGCAGCGACTGAGTATCCGTTGCTCGCGCTCCTAAAAAACGTTCGCGATCCAGGCGCTCGGTTGCGCTGTAGAGGGCGCGGTTCTTTTGATCAGTCGTAGCAGATGCCCATGCCACCACGTCCTCATCTTCCACGAAGCCATCAACAATGGCCTGCGCATCAGCCAGCGTCAGATAGGAGTTTGCCGAGGCTGAACCAACCGTGGCGTTAATCGTGATTGGCATCGGTGGCCTCCGCCTTGGGCTTTACAGTGCGACGTTTTTTAGGCGCCGGTTCTTCTGTTTCAAGTTTAGGTGTGGGCTCTGCATTAGAAAAAGAGGCCCCAGCCGTAGCCAGAGCCTCCCGTTCACGCAGTCGCCGAAAGGCGATCATGCCGATTTCCCCGCTCCTTTGCTATAAAATAATGCGACTGGCGAGTTGGCGCTCCCAGTCCTGCCCAACCTGAGCTACCAGGATGAGAACTCCATTATGGCTTGCTGGCCAAAAGCTTGGCAACTGGACAGTTATAGGTACCGAGCCAATCAGAAAAACCTTGCCCAATGGCCACAAGCGGTGCTATTGGCTTTGTTCCTGTATTTGCGGCAGAACAAGAGAGGTTGAAGGCACAAGTCTTAAGCGAGGCAAAAGCACGTCTTGTGGATGCGTTTCAGGGGTGCCTCGCTACGAATTTCATGGATTAGCCAAAAAAATGCCTGAATACAGGGTTTGGCAAGGAATGCGAGAGAGGTGCAACAACCCTAACCATGTTGCCTTTAAATACTATGGCGCAAAAAATGTTTCCGTTTGCAAGCGGTGGGAAAGTTTTACAGCATTCTTGGAAGACATGGGAAGAAGGCCAGAAGGAATGACAATTGATAGGATTGATCCGCTTGGCAATTACGAGCCGCAAAATTGCAGGTGGGCTTCCTGGTTAACCCAGGCAAATAACAAGCGCAAAAATAAACAATAAAAAAGGGGGCGATGCCCCCCGTTGTTGCACAAAGCGATTCAAGCTCAGCCGTTCTTGCGGTAGACAGTAAAGGCAGGGGTGCCCACTGCAGTACAAACAAAAACGTAGCTTCCGCTAGTGGCAGCAGCAATAGTTGCCATGGCAGCAGCGCCACCCAGGGTGATGCCAGAGGCAGCAGCAGTGAAGGTGATCGCGTGAGTAGCGGCGGCCGCGTTCACAACGGTCACTTCAAAGCTGGTACCGATCTCAAGTTGCCCACCGAAGAAGGTCTTGAGTTCAGCGCCCGTGGGGGTGGTCAGAGCACGACCCGTGGAAGGGGTCATGGTCACAACGCCCTCAACACACTGTGCAGCGGTGAGGGTGGTTGCTTCGTTACCGGCGGCGGTAACAACCTTCTGAGAAGCCTTGACGTTCAGGACGGCAAGATCAGAAGTCAACTCAAAAATGGAGGATGGCATGACTCGTTACTCCGATCAGTCGTAATTCGAGACTAAAGAACAACGAACAATTCCGATGTTCTTTGTCTCATAGACCTTGCTCCAGTTACCCACGGTGGCCAGTTGAGCGCGAGTGGGGTTCGTGGTGGTCACGTTCCACTTTGCACCAACGGGGTGGTGGATGTAGTGCATGTCAACCGACATTGCATCACTCTTGGCGAGGATGTCTCTATCTACCTCTGTCCTCATGGACGCTTGCTCACCTGTGGCGATTGCCCCATTGGTGAAGAAATAAGCGGCATAAGTACCGGCCGAATTTGTAATATCATCGCTGATAATTACACGAAGCCCCATATAAGTTGGAACTCGATAATCGGCGCTATAGGCAGAAGCGACAGAACCACCGAATGCGTCAGGCATGGCGGTATCAGGGGTAATACCCAGATCCGAAGCCAGAACGTAATCGATTGCCTTGCGCTCAACCAAGTCGTAGTAGCAAGCGCTGTGGAGGGCCACGGCACTCAGTTTCTCGCCTTGGTCGCCCAGGATGGCGCGGGCCTTAGACACCTGACGGGGGCCAAGTGCAGTAGCACCGCTGGTATCAAAACGCAGATCAGCGAAAGCAGGAGAATCGCCACCGGTCAGGGAGCCGAAGACGCCTTCAAGGCACTTGTAAAGATCGACCTGCTGTTGGTTGGCAAGATACTCACCAACTTTGGCGCCGATAGCGGCCATGGGGTCCGAACCTGCAGCAAGAGCTGCGAGATCACGGGATTCCCAAGCACGCGCACGGTGCAGGATCACGCCAACTTGCTTATCGGCAACAATCTTGCCGGGGGTCAAGCTGGTGGAATCAGACATCACCTCCAGGTCGCCAGTGAGATTGGCTTTCCAGAAGGGAACATTCACGAAATCTCCGCCTTCGGTTGCATTGAGTGCAGCCAGAGGTTGAGCAACGCCGCTAGCGAGAAATGCATTCCGCTGGGTGGTTTGCTCAATCAGATACACGGTTGTTATCCCAAGGGCTCTTTATCCCTTAGTTCTGCGCCTTTGCCATCGGTCGCAGGTCAGACTATATCTTCACCCCCTAGTCAAAGACCGGTTGGGTGCGGGGCACTCGTGGGACCGTTACTGAGTTTCCTCTCGGGTCCTAGTCGTTGAACCTTCCAGCTTGTCGGCTGGCTTGGCTGCTGATTGGCCTGTCCTTTCGGATGGTGGCTTTCCCAGCAATTCACCCCGTTATCCCTAGGAATTACGCCCTAGGGGCCCTTCTGATTAAGGCGTAAAGATTTCGGGAATGATCACGTCGGAGCGAAGAGTCGCCACGGTGAAAACTCCTAAATTGATTTACGGTGCGGGCGTAACCCAATGCGCCTTAGGCGTAACCTTTAAGCGCTAACGGTTACATATTAAGCATTGTTTGCCGAAGCTTTCAAGCGTTCGTACAAATCACGGTCAGTCCGGTACAGCCGCGATTGCTCGGTCAGGTTGAAATGTTCACGCACAAACGGATTCTTGGTGCCTGCTGGTACTTCGTTTGATGTGGCACGAACGCCAACCGGTGCGCCTGAACCTTTGATGGTCGGAGCCTTGAACAGATAGCCACGCTCATTCTTGAGCCGTTCCACCCACTGATCCATCGGAATCTCGTTGTAACCGTCAACGGCTACAGGGTTTCCGCTTTCATCCAGCTTGAGCTGATCACGAACCAAGCGCAGAGCATCGTGTGGATTGTGGGCGCCCTGTTCAGCAAGGATCGCAACAACGCGATTATCAAGCTGATTAACAGTGAGCTTTGACTCAAGTTCAGAGATGCGGCGCTTATATCCTTCCTCGCGCTCTTGAAATTGTTGAGCGTATTGCTTCAGGGCCTCATCGTATTTGCCCTTCGATTCCAGCTCCTCCTGTTCCTTGCGCCGCTTGAAATCCAGAAGCTCCTGAACATCAATACCATCAGGCAATGCAGGTGCCTTTTCCTTTTGATCTTTGAGTTTGCCAATCAGCTCAAAGTTTTTACGCTCCAAACCTTCGATGCTGCGCTTGAGCTTTCCCAGCTCATCACCATTTGCAGTCTGCGTAGCTTCCTGCAGTTGTTCGTCGGACATTGTGACCCGTAGGGTTTACCAGCAAACTGTATAAGTAAAAGATGCTTTTTGCACGTCATGTCCCGGCGCGAATGGGATACACCGGTACGTGGCCCATGGAATCCGATCATTCACCACTGTTTGAAGGCGGTGGATCTGCACATGATGGAATACCTGGCAACCGGTGATCCGTGGCACGCAAGGAATGCCCAGGCACTACGGGCTTACGTGAGCTGCCTTAAAGATTGGATCCACAAACAAGAACAGAGCTAGCTCCACTTGCTGCGGTCAGCCCAGAATGCAGCAGACATCTTGCCCTTGGCAATGTTCTCAGCGTGGCGAGCCTTAAATGATGCCCTTCGTGTTTTGTCTGCTGCCGATTCTGATTTTCGTGGTGGTGAGCCTGATACGCCCTGCTGACCGAACCTGATCAGTTTTACCTTGTCGCCTTCCTTGGCCAAGACGACGTGGGATTTGGTCGGATGATCCGGCGTGCGCTTGGGCTTGTTGTAACCCTCAAACTTTTCGCCGCGATATTCAATCATCGTCTTCCTCTTCGTCGTCGTTGTCGGTACAGGTGATTACTTCAACGCCTTCAGCAAGACGACCCATCAAAGCGCCGAGGCTTTCAGGTGTGCTTGGCACTGGGAAAAGGAAGCGGCCCTCAATCAAGCCATCAGAACACTTCAAGTAGCTGCAGCTTCCTTCCCAGATTTTGCCCTTCATTTTTTGGGCTTCCGTTTTTTGGCGGTTTTAGCAGCAGCCTTGAAGGCGCCAGCTTCAGGGTAGTCAGCTTCGCCGCGACGCGCTTTGCGTTCCTTGGAGCCTTCCTCCATCCGCTTGCGTTTGGCGTTGATTGAGTCGTACAAGCCCGGTTTTTTTGGTGCCATCACTTTTTACCTTTGGGCTTACGTGTTTTGCCGGCTTCGCTCAGTGCGATGGCGATTGCCTGCTTACGGCTTTTTACCTTTGGACCCTTGCCAGGGCCGGGCTTGCCGGATTGCAGAGTTCCTGCCTTGTATTCAGACATTACCTTCCCGATTTTCTTTTCGGCCTTGGTCGGCTTCTTTGCCATGACGCCATTCGGTAACTGCAACCAATTTAGTGGCCAGATCAAAAGTAAACCAGCCTTCATTGGTGTAGATGGCATTGATCCACGTTTCGCCAACTAAGGCTTCTACAAGATCACTGGAAACGTAACCGTCCTTGAAGTGTTTAAGGCTCGGGTTTTCCATACCTTTGCTGCAACTGTTTCAGGCTAACTTCGCTGCCGTCTTCACGTACAAAGCGGGACAGGGCGCCTTCAGGGCCATATTTTTCTAACAGCATTGTGTAATAAGGCTGCTTGCTACCAAAGATTTCGCGTTGCACTTCGGGGCGATCACGCAACCATTGCGCATAGTTGGTGTCCGCTGAAACCTGACCGCCTTCTGATGCACGCCTTGCTGGGCCGATTACTTCCTCTGGTGGCCGCAGGCCAAGGGCGCGGTAATCAATGACAGGAATTGTGGTACTGCGGCAATTGAAATGAACAGGAGGAGTCGGGCCATCGCCATATTTGAATGTTTTGCCGTCAAGGCTGCGGCAGATCGCTGAGGTGCGGCTGTCGAGCGTGGCAAGGTATTGATACTTTTGCGTTACGTCTTGATTGGCTTTGTATACCTGCTGGCTTGCTTCATTGGCCACCTGCTGCACGCTCGTGCGAACAACGGTTAAAACCTGATGATCAGCCACGCGGGTTAGTTCGCCACCGGCCAATGCTTGCTGTCGCGCTGTCTTGGCAAGCTGCCCAAACTCAAGGCTTCCAACCATGCGCCGTGCAATCTGCGGTGTTGGTTCGCCGGAAAGAATGCCAGTGCGAACAATGGCGTTAAACCGCTGCGCTTGAGATTCGGCTAGGCCGCGAAACGCCTTCTGCACGACTTCACCATTAGGCAAAGTTATTGATGACCCTTGAGCTGCCGTCAGGTTGAAGCCACCAGTGCCAGGCAAGGTGAAATTCAAATCGGTCGGATCAACACTGGCGACACTGGCTGCAAAGTTCGGTGCCACCTCAACTGTGTTAACAGCCTGCTGAGCCACAACGCTCGGTTCAATGCCGCGGCCACCAACTTCGCCACCGGCAACAGCTAGGCGTAATTGCTCAGTGACAAATTCAGTTTGCAATTCAGCCAAGCCCTGCAGTTCGCGTGAGGCATAAGCAGTGCTGCGATCCGCCCAGTTGTCTAACGAATCTTTCAGCTGAGCAAGAATGACGCGAAGACGCTGAGCCTGCACAGATGAAGGGCTGACAATGCCTGCGCCTGCTGTGGCCTCGCCAAAATCAATGCGTTTCAGGTCATCTACAGCGCTGAGAATGATCGCGTTGTAATCACGGACGATCTGTTTGGCGACAGCATTACTGAAGCGATTCAGATCAATGGCATTGCGATAAATGTTGGCAACAGGATTACTGCGGTCAATCTTCCGCTTGAATTGCTCAACGTTGAGCAGGCGAGGTGTAACGCCTGATTGCGTCATTGCATTTCATCGTCGAGGCTTTGACCGTCTGGCGTTTCTTCGCCCATCACATCTTCGGAGCCAAGATTTTCAGGGCCGCCAATTTCAATCAGACCACCGGATTGCGTGGCTTCTAGTTCTTCCTCAACGTCGAAATCATCGCCAAGTACTTCACCTTGAGCAAGTTGATCGAGCAATGTCTTTTGACTGATCACACCAGCGGTATAGGTCTGCAGCAGTGCAGTAATTTCCGCCGGCTCAAGACGTGCGCCGATGAAATCACGGTTGACGTAGCTGCTACCAGATTGAGCTTGGCCAAGGTAATCAGCGTGATACCGCAGGCAATTGTCGATCAGGTCTTGCACCTGCTGAGCAATCACCATCATTGTGGAATCGCCTTGGCTGCGATCGATTCGTTTTGCCTCGGCAGTTTCAGCGCTTAGCTTCTGGCCCAGCACGGCAGACAGGCCAAGTTCATTGATCTGCATCTCAAGCTGCTTGAGCCGATCAAACTGCGAACGGAAGCTGTTGCCGCTCGGTTCAATGTATTCAGCACGGCCCTCAGATGGGAATGCAATCGCTTCACCGGGACCGGCGCTAACTTCCTCGGCGCTAAATGAAAAGCCAAAGAACGCCAGCATGGGCACCGCTGAGATGTGAAGCATGTTGTCCAAATCGCTTTGGATCTGATACGTCTTCAGGTTCAGCTCAGCAATATCTTCCAACGGCGGGCGAGATTCAAGCAGGCCAACGCGATTGGAGTAGGCAACGGAAAAGGGAATGTAATCAAGGCTGGTGGTTCCTTCGGCTACCTGCTCAAAACTGCCGCGTGTGTCGTCCTGACGGAACAATGCGTAAGAACCTGGCTTCAGGACTCTGACCTGTTGGATTTCCTTTTCGCCATATTCCCCGTCAGCAATAGTGACCTGCTCCATCAAGCGGAGTTGTGTTAGCTGCTGTGCTCCGTTGATGATTTCAGAGCGCCATCCAAGTATGTCTCTTGGCGTGTAAGTACACCAATAAGGGCGAAGCTGTGAAACATCAGTAATGTTCTGAATTTCGCTGTCGTCTTGGGTTGGGAAATCAACAAGCACGCCAACGTGGCCGTAACGCACCATTTTGCGGGCCAGTTCGTAGATGTAAATGTTCAGGTCATTGCCCTGAAGGTCTACATCGAAAAGCTGCTCACGAATTACATCGGGTACGTCATCGAGACGCACCGGCTTACGGGTCAACATGCCCGCCAGCATCCGCTCTAGCCGCTGGTAATAAGGCGGGCAAACTGATCGAGCCAGGCGGTTGTCGTAGCTTTCGTCTTGCTCGCGTGGTTCCTGTGGCAGGTAACGACGATGCTTACGCCGCATTCCATAAGTGCCGTGCAGCAGATCTTCGATCAGGATCCAATGGGCTTCCTGTGCCTGCCATGCAGCATTGGGATCTTGAACCTGCGTGGCTTTGCGCGCCAGATTCCGGTCATAGTGCCTGAAACCGGTGTACGTCATCTTTTGCGCCTAGCCATGCACAAATTCTATGGCTCTAGGTTAATCGTGAATGATGGCCGGGCCTCCGAACAGCCACACGCTGCGTTCAACCTTACGGAAAGAACAGACCCGGCAGGTCAAAGTTTATTCGGCCTGATCAGCGCGAACAATTTCATCCTCTAGGGCGTCGCCAGCTTCATCAAAGTCGTTGTCGTATAGCCATTGCTGAATGGCTGTGAGCATGGCGGATGCGGCTTGGCTGAAATCGTAAGAGCCGTCGTCTTGGACGGAATCAAAGGCGGCTTCCAGATCGTGCCAGAGGGGTGCGGACATAAGGAAAAGCACGGCCACCGGAATCTTATTGCTACGAGGCGTAAAAATCGCCAAGCTTCAACGGGTAGCCATACTCGTCGACTTCAAGTACGCAAGGTTTTGCGTCGAGCAATTCCTTTTCATGCTGGTCGTAGCCCCACTGAGCAGCGCACCAAGCAACGTGCATCTCCTCGGGGCTCACTTCGCCAAGATCGCCGCCGTAATACTCCCGTAGCCACTGCCTTACCAGCTCCGGCGGTGGGGTTATGGGGTGTTGTGTCATAAGAAAAAGCCCTCGAAGGGGCCAAATAGGTTGCCGGGCCAACCGGCGGAGCGGGCTTATTCAGGCCCTGTTGCGCTCGGGTTTAACGGCCTCGTGTGCGCTGTTCGGCCGGCGGTTGAGTTTTGCGAGTGAGCCGCTCCCCTCGTATTGAGAGTATACCCCATGATGATCAATACAGCCTGATGCCCGTGCCCTTGCCGGCGTTCGCGTACAGCGGGTTGTACTCAGACATGACCAAATACCCCAGGCCATCCGTCCAGTGCTCGATCCCAGCCGATTTGTCGATCACATAATCATCGGCGCCCTGCTTGTACGTCACATTGCGCAGCGCCTTGATCGTGTTCTTGCAGCGTGGATGGATGAACAGGCGCACTTGGCCGTTGGCGTTGCGGATCAGGCTGTTGGTGGCGTTGATCTTGTCCTTCACTGCCCAGGGCGCCTTGGGGCTGACGCAGCCAAGCCCGTACTGACGAATGATCTCGTGATCAGTGCGGCCAGCCGACGAAGTTTTACGGGCGCTACCGGTGGGATCCGGGTAGGCGATCAGCTTTCGATCCCTGAACCGCTCACGCAGCATGGCGCACACCTCATCGGTGTTGGTCTGCGTTACGGACACCTCATCCCATATATGCAGTGTGTCGCCCACGCGGCTACCGAGCACACCGGCCAGCACACTCACGTTGAAGTCAGTGCCCCACAGGATGGGACCGCCGGTATCGCGGACGGTATCGGAAATGTTGTCGTCGCTGAAATCGGGGTAGACACGGCCCGACAGGGTTTCAAAGCTGGCTAGGTATTCCTGGCGAAAGGTGCGGTCGTCGAGCGTGCGGCGTGCAGCTTCAACCTCATCCTCAGGAACGTTGCCGCCTTGAATCGTGGTGAAGCTAAAGGTTGACCAGTCCGGCTGATCCCCCGCTTGTTCCCATAGGTCGTGAAACCAGTTCAGGCCAGCGGGCGTCGTGATGAACCATGCCGGGCCACCTTGATCAGACAGGGCCGGGCGCAGCACCATCTCCCATGCTTCCTGCTTGACGTATGCGGCTTCGTCAACGATCAGGCTGCTGAGCGAAACACCACGCAGGGCATCGGCGGATTCGGCGCCTTTTAGGGCGATCACACTGCCATTGCTTAATTCAACGGACAGTTCGGATTCGTTTTTCCTGGCAAACATTTCGGGCGGCACCATGGCACGAAGCTGGCGCCATGCAATTTGTTTTGCCGATTTGTAGGTTTGCGTTACGTACCAGTTCAGGCTGCCGGGGTGCTCAATGGCCCAGGCGACCAGGCGGCTGATGCAAAGGTATGTTTTGCCAAAGCGGCGGCCAGAACACAGCAGCTTGAAACGCTCAGGTGCATCCCATACCTGACGTTGCGGACCGGTCAGACCTTGATAGAGCTGCTCAGCGAAGGGCAGCCAGTCTTTCTGATTTTGAAGGTCTGCCGGGATGACCGGTTCAAGCAGGAAGCCACCAGGGGCATTGGCAAGCAGGCTCAAATTTCAAGGCCGATCAGTTTGGCTTGGAGCTGGATGGCGTTTAGGGCGACTTGGGTTTGCCCACGCTTATAGGCGGACTGTTCGTAGGTGCGAGCACGACCCAGGGCTTCGGCAATCCATGAAGGTCGGGTCATGGCTGCATCTTCTTCTAGGCGAATTCTGGCGCGTTGAATGTATTCATCAACTTGACGCGGAGTGATATTCCATTGTTTCGATCCGAATTGAACAATTTGACCACGCGATTGTCCTTCGGTCAAAAGACCGTAAATAGTGTCAACACGGAAGTTGACTTCGGCAGCGGTTGAACGCGCCAATGTTGCAGAAAAACGAATGAATAAAGGATAAACCCAAAACGAGAGAATGGCGAGGATGAGACGCGGGTGAGACGGGCGAGCCTGTGGAAAACCTTGCCGAAATAAAGGTGTTATGGGCTTGCCAGCCCGTTTTTCATGGCTAAGGTGTACCCGACGTTTCCCGGGGAATCCCGGACAAACCCGAAAACCTCCGATGCGCCTTGAACTGCAAATTCCCGATGATTTGGCCGAAGACCTGCTTAGGTTCAAGCCCAAAACCCTGTCCCTGCCTATGTTTTGCGCCTTTTTACTGGAGCTAGGGGTTGACAGGGAGACTAAGCTACCCGCGTACCGTGTCGGTGCGGGGACACCACCTCTAGGTAACTCCACACCGAAGCAGGTTCAAGGATCTACGCCTCAGCAACCTTCCAGCGAAGGGAAGGCTGTTTCGGCTGTTGGTTCAGATGGCTGTTTAGATCTTCCGCTCTTGCCCAAAGAATGCGACACAAAAAAAGAAATAGGCTGTAAAAAGCCTAAAAAATCGGCAAAGGTTGAGTACAGCGATGCGTTCACCTGCCTGTGGAAAACCTATCAGTCAGCGCCTGAGCGAGTCTCAGCACAGTCCAAGCCAAAGGCATTTGACGAATGGAAGAAGGTCGTCAAGGAAGAGGGCGAGGAGCGCCTGCTAGGTGCCGTCAACAACGCCATAGCCGAACAGAAACGGCGCAAGGGCGCTGGCGACTTTGTGGGCAGCCTTCCTGACCTGTTCCGCTGGCTTCGTGACGGAAAGTACGAGGTGTACCTGGAAGAGCACAAGGCGCAGGTTGCCGGGCGGACGTGGAGCGCCGATATGGGCTGCTGGATTGAGAACGACTAACCGCGTCCTTTGTTAATCATCTGAGACTCACCATGAAACTGTATTCACCTGACGCCAGGGGTAAGTACATCTGGCAGGTTGCTGACAGCAAAACCCGCGCCGTGTCCTACACGGTTACAACGACGCGCACGCCACCTCTGGACGCCTGCTACGGGCACCCGATGGGCAAGTACGACGATCAGGGCCTGTACATGACCTTCTGCCCGAACGTGGGCGCTGATGACCCCAAAAGCCCGTTAGCAGCGCGTTACGTGGTGCATCCAATGGCCGCGTCAGAGCGTGACAACGCGGATAAACAGCGGATCTGGCGCGAGATATAGGGTATACTTCAGCACCCGCCCATTGAGGCGGCGCCATTGAGCACATGCGACGACTGGCCACTCGCACTGAGCGAGACCTGCTAGCGATCCTTCAGGATTTTCGGTGCGCCATCTGCGGATGCGATTTGCCGGATCAATTTGAATGTGACCATTTGGTGCCGTTTTCGAAGGGAGGTCCAACGACCTTGAACAACCTTCAGGCACTATGTCCGAACTGTCATTTAGAAAAAACCCGCGCCCAGGTCAGGCAGAAGTAATTCGTACGGCAATGGAAACAGGGCGCAACAAACTGTGCGCAAAACTTCCAACTGGTTACGGCAAAACATTTACTGCAGCTGCTGTTTATTCAAGTCTTCAGCATGAAGGGCGAGTGAATCGACTCCTTTATTTGGTGCCTACGGTTAGCCAATTAGATCAATTTGTTCAAGACGGCAAAAGCGATCTTGAAGATGCCTGCGTTGATGGACCTCTTTATATATGTGATATCAGATTTTGCGGTGCGGCGGTCGCGTTAAAACAGCATCGTCAAAATTCGCACCAAGTCTTTGCCGCGACGATTCAAGGGCTCAGTTCTCAAGGATTGAACTCAACCGTAAAAAGTTTGATGGAAAACGGAAGCTGGATGATTTGCGTAGATGAATATCATCATTACGGCGCAGATAAAACTTGGGGAAGAACGGTTTTAGATCTTCAACGAATGCCGTCATGCAAATACTTACTAGCCATGTCGGCAACGCCCAATCGGCCGGATGATGACGGCGCATTTGGCAAACCAGACAAATCTGTTACTTATCGACAGGCAGTTAAAGAGGGATGCGTTAAGCCACTGAAGTGTCACTCTTATACATATCGAGTAGATGCGCTCGAAGAGGATGGCGATGTGAAAAGTTACACAATGGATGAAATTTATGAAATGGCGGGAGGAACGGAAGAGCACAAGGTTCAAAAGATTTTTAAATTGATGAGGTTTTTGCCGAAATACATCAGCCCTTTGGTTGACATCCCGCTTTCACGAATGATCAGAGAACGTTCAGTCTCAGGACCGTTACAGGCTTTGATTGGGGCAAGTTGCTGTTCTCACGCAAAACTGGTCTGTGATCAAGCTCAAGCAATGTTTCCTGAGTTGCGCATTGATTGGGTCGGTACAGGAAAAGATGGCAGAAGCGAGGGCGAAAATCAATCAGTTTTAAAAAAGTTTTGCCCGCCAAAGGTGAACGGCAGACGTGATCCAATGGACATCAAGCTTGATGTTTTAGTCCACGTTGGCATGGCAGGGGAAGGTTTGGATACGGTTTACGTTTCTGAGGTTATTCACTTAAACCCAGCCAATAAAAACAACAGCAATG